CGGTTTCTGTCGAAGGCCTCTGCTACGGCACCCCACCGCCAGTGGGGTTGCCCGCCGCGGCGGCTGGTACACTGGATACCTCGACAGTGGACTGGGCTCTCTGTTCGGATAGCCGTAGGCAAATGCGCACCGGTTGGCGCTCTCAATTACGCGGCACTTTTGTCGCGGTGTGTCACCGGTGTTGCCCACACAACGAAATCGCGGCCCTAGTGCTAAGGGCCATGGGACCAGTGCCTGTCCAGGTTTTTCGTCCTCTACCCCGTCGCACCATTGTAGTCTGGCGACAGCTACAGCGGTTTTGCGCGAGGTATGACGATGGCGCTTGGTCCCACATCGCAACCGCCGAGAGCTATACTGGAGCTCTGCGGCGACGCTACACGGAGGCGGCAATTTCTCTGGCAGATGATGGCCTGTCAGGATTTTATGACTACTACCTCCGGCCGTTTCTCAAGTCCGAGAAGAATCGAGTGCCGTCGAAGATGGCAAAACCTAGGCTGATATATCCGAGGTCACCTAGGCTCAATTTGGAACTCGCTTCGCGCCTCAAACCATTCGAACATTGGTTGTGGGGCAGGATTAACGGTAAGGTGTTCAAGTGCGGCGATGGGTCGCGACTAGTTGCAAAAGGGCTTAGTCCGAGGCAAAGGGCAAACCTGATAGTTCGGAAATTCAGGGCGATACCCGATTGTCGTTGTTTCGAAGTCGACGGGGCGGCGTTTGAGGCCCATGTCGGACCCGCGCAGCTTGCGGAAGAGAGGGGGGTTTACCTTCGTGCGTTTCCTGGTGACGGGAGGCTCAGTTGGTTGCTCTCCGCTCAGAAGCGGCTGTTCGGTCAGCTCTCCGGTGCGAAATTCGCGAGGGACGGTTGTCGTGCGAGTGGAGACTTCAATACAGGTCTAGGTAATTCACTCATCTTCCTTGTCGAGTGTATCTCAGCCCTTCGGGTGCTGCGGGTGCATTACGACCTCTTGGTGGATGGTGACAATGCCCTCCTGTTTGTTGCCTCTGCGGACCTTCAGCGGACCGTTGCTGGTTTCCCACAGTTGATCCTGACCTCGTCCGGTCATGAGCTTACTCTCGAGCGACCCACCAAGACTATCGAGGAGATTCGTTTCGGCGGATCCGCACCAGTCGACCTCGGCGGGCGGATTGGGTGGACCATGGTGCGTGATTGGCAGAGGGTCCTTAGCGGGGCTTTCACCTCTCACGTGCACATGCGCGAGCCCAAATTCGCACGAGTGTGGATGAACGGGGTAGCCCGTTGCGAGCTGTCTTTGGCTCGTGGTGTGCCCATTCTTCAG